TGTGCCGAAGTCAGAAGCCTTGGCAGTCAGTGTGTAGTCAGTGCTGAGCACCATGCCATTGGCCAGCACCTGGCTGGGCATGTCAAGGATGCCCAAAGCGGTAACGGCGCCAGCTGTGCAGCTGACGCCGAAGTCCGCCAGGAAGATGCCGAGATCCTCCGTAAAGGCCATCAGCTGTACTTCTTCGAGCCAAGAGCAACCACCGAAACAGCGCCGGTGCCGGTGCCGCCGGTCACGGTGAAGAGCACGCGAACATAACGACGCAGGTCGTTGCTGTTCAGGTAGATCTTCTCCTGGAAGGCGGTGTTAGCAGCAGCAGCGGTGAAGCCGCCACCAGTCACGTCGACAAAATCGCCGGAGGTGGTGGTGTTGCTGTGCTGGATCTTGGCGGTCAGGGTGACGCCAGAACCGGCCGCAGCAGCATCGATGATGAAGGCAACGTCGCCTTCATAGTCCAGCAGGTCAACGTTGGCAGGAGTGCCAGCGCCGGTCGATGCGACCACTGCGTTGTTGTGAACTTCGAGCAGATCCGTTTTGGATCCGAGGTTATGGATGGTCATGGCTTAGCCCTCCGTCTGGGGGTTGTTGGTTTACGGATCGGTTCAGGCAAATCCTGAACCACATCGGCCACCTCTGCGATGGCCTCCACAGCCTTGCCAATACCGATCAGGAGCTTGGCGTCAGAGGGGGATGCCTCAAGGACATCCCCGATTCTGGCCACCCGCCCTGCCAGCATTGTCTGCCGTAGGACCTTGATCAACATGATCAGAGGGTGTCGTTGCCGCGGCTGAAGGACTCAGGATGACGGACGGCGATGTCCACATCCTGCATGGCGACAACACGCACAGTGCCGGAGGTGCTGTGGGTGTAGGGGTCAACCATCAGGTCCAGGCCGGAGAAGTAACCAATGATCAGGTCAGCGAAGTTGCCGAACCACAGATCGCCGGACTCAACCTGATTGGAGAGCACGCCGCGGTAGCCGTTGACTTCGTTGCCTTCCATCACGAACAGGCCAGAGCCTGCGTCCTTGGCCTTCGTCTTCAGACCGCCGCGCATTGCAGCGTTCATCAGGTAGACAGGGCTGCCGAGCAGCGCGTTGGCAGTTGCCACGTCGCTCTCAAGCGCCACGACCTCAGCGAAGGTCGGGATTGCAGCGGCGAAATCCTCAGTTCCGATGCCGGTAGTCAGCTTCAGGCCGAGGGGTTCGCTGTTGCTGCCGGTGCCATAAAGGCCAGCGGCGTCGATCTTCAGCGCAAGAACGCGAGCCAGGTCGTTGCGGACCATGTTCTCGACGTCGATGCTGGACTGCAGCATCAGGCGGCGGCTGTAATCGGTGTAAGCAGCAACCGTCTTGGGGGTCAGGCTGACCTGATCCACGGTCTGCTGGCTCTCGGTGGGCGAGCCGCTCTCAGCCACCCAGTAGGCAGTGGCAGCACCCGACTGGCGGGGGATAGCGACGTTGCCGGTCAGGCCGGTCAGCACAGTGGCGCCAGCTTGATCCAGAGCGGAAGCGTTGCGCAGCAGATCGATGAACGACCCGGCATCCAGATCGGTAGCGACCAGGTTGCCGCCGGCGGTAGCAGCGCCGACGTTCAGGTCACGACGCAGCACATCCTGAGGGATGGTGATGCCGCGGGACTGACGGCCGAGTTTGGCGGCAGCAGCCTCGGAGGCTTCGATCTCGAACGCTGCAGCCTCACGGGCAGAGCGATCGGTAGGGTTGGCGAGGAAGTTGATGGCGCGAAGGAAGGAGAAGCTGCGGCTCTCCTTCTCGCTAAGGCCAAGGTCGGCGGCCTGCATGGTCACGGGCTCCTGGTGAATGTTGAGCTTGTCGAGCACAGCAGCGCGAGCCTCGTCGATTGAACGACCAGACTCAACCAGCTGCCGGCCCAGGTCTGCCATGCCGTGCTTTTCGCACAGGGCAGTGATGTCCGAGATGCGGGACCGTTCGGCCTGAGCGGCCTCGGCCTGCACCACGGCCAGATCAGGGGTGGCGTTTTCCATTGAAGGAATAGGATCAGGGGATGGTGCTGCCGAAGCAGCAGGGGTGTCGGCCTCAAAAGATCGGCCAATCCCAACACCGGGATCAGCCGGCACTGAGACAACGCTGATCTCATAAGGAGACCAGGCAGTAGCAACAAAGTCGCCGCTGCCTCGTTCCTCCATTTTGTCAATGGAGTAGCCGAAGGACACATTCCGTAGAACGCCGTCCTTCACATCGCTCAGGATCTCCTGCGCGAAGGCGTTGCGGCTGAACCGCACGCGGGCATAACCACGACGGCGTTTGCCGTCGATGTAAGCCCGCTCAACCACGCCGATCACCTTGTCAGGGTTGTGGTTGAAAAGCAACGGCGCGCCATCGTTCAGGCGGCTTAGGTTGGCTGCGTCAGCCTCGTGGCTCAGGATCTCGTTGCCGAAGTAACGCGCAACAGGGAACTCAGAGCTGAACGGGAACTCATAGATCCGATCCTGCACCTCGTCAAAGGTGGTCAGCTCCGCTCGCTGATACTTGCCCTCAAGGCTGCGCAGCGCCGAGATCTTGGTCAGCGTGGAGAACTTGTGTCCCACCAGCACCTCAGTCGGCTCCCAGCCTTCATCGCCTTCGCGGTAGATGCGGATCAGCGCAGCCGGATCCTCAGGCGCTGCGTCAATGCTGAACTCGGTGTCAGGTACGCCCAGCGTGCCTTCACGCATCACATGCTCGATGCGGCCGCGAGCGGTGCCGCCGCTGCTGTCCCACTGCACGAAGTCGCCTTCGGACAGCTCACCAGGTTCTGCGCGCTCGCCGTCGCCGGTGGCCTCCTCAAACTCAATCGGGCTGAAGTCATGCTCAGCCAACCAGTCGCGCGCCTCGGCTGGGCTGTACTGCGCGCTGCTGAACCGAATCGCCTGGATCTCGCTTTCGCCTTCCTTGATCCCATAGATGAAGTCAATCCCAGGACCGCCGGCACCGTTCTCGCGGCGCAGCGAATCGTACTGATCAGGATCGGTCAGTCTTGCCGCGTGCTCATTCGGATAGGGGCGCGCAAAATCCACGGCGCTTCTGTCTTCTAATGCCTTGATTCTATCGGCCTTTGCGCTAGCCCAACTTTGCCCTGCATCGCCACCCCATGCAGCCCATGCAACGCGACCGGGTGAGGGATAGCCATCCTCGTCAGGACTGAAGCCCTCGCCTTGCTTGTCCACCTCATGCCGCGCGAACCATGCGGCCATGATGATCACGGTGTCAGCGCTCAGCTCATCACCGCTCAGGATCTGCCGTGCTCTGGCCGCGGCCACCTCCGTGCCACCTGCCCGGCCCTCGGCCTTCCAGTCGCGGTAACGCTGCGCCTCAGTCCTCATGCCATCGGTCGGCATCAGGTTGATCTCCTGCCCGTTAATCGTTGCCATCAATCCTCAGGCGCCTCGGTCGGATCCTCGAGCACTGATTCCTCTTCGTACTCTTCGCCTTCAAGCGGTAGCTCGGTGTCCTCGAACGGCGGCACCGCACCCATGCTCAGCGGCGCCTGGCTTGCGCCGCCAGATGTGACCTCACTCGGATCGGTGTCGGTCACGATGTCCATCTCGTCGAGCATCGCCAGCTCGGCCTGACGCGCGACCAGAACATCATCAAGGTCGCCGCCTTGCTCAGCGATCACCTGCCCCAGCGTTTTGAAGCCGCATCGCACCGCCGTCTTGTAGGCGTCCACCTCACGCTGCGGATCCACCCACTCCCAGCTACGCGGCACCCACCGGCTTGCGCGATAGCGGTCCGGGTTGGTCTCATAGCCCGGCAGGTTCAGCGCGCCGCTCAGCACCGCCATGTCGAGCCATTGCTCGAACACCTGCTGGTGGAAGTTCTCGATCATGTACCGCTGCAGCACCCGGTAGGTATCGCGTTCCTCCAACAGGCTCAGCCGGCTGCTGCTGTAGTTGCTCTCAGAGAAGTTCTTGCTGATGCTCTCGAACGAAACGCCCACGCCAGCCGCAACAGCGCGCAGCATCGACCGCGTGAACGGCTCCAGCTGCCCGTCAGGACTGTTCAGGTCCGGCACCGTCACCGACTCGCCCGGCTTCAGATACTTGAACACGCCCGGCTGGAACTCGCTCACCCGTTCGCCTTCATAGACCGCATCACCGATCAGCTCGCCCTCAGGGCTGGTGATGAATCCCATCAGCGCGCTGCTCGCCCGCGCCCGCACCACCTCGGCTTCCTCATAGCCCTGCAGCATGTGCAGCCGCATCAGCGCCGACGCGAACCACGTCACGCCCCTGGTCTGCCCCGGCCGCTCCGGCAGGAACAGATGGATCACCTCATCAGCTGGCACACGGAGCCGCCGGCCGTTAGTGCGCGGATTGCCCGCGTAGGTGTCGCCTGGGTGGTTCGCATAGAAGTGGTAAGCCTGCGGCCGCAGGTACTGGTCCACCTCGATGCCCATCCTGACCGTGTTGCCCTCAGCCGCCTGGGGCACATCGTCATCGATCAGGTAATCCGCCTCGAGCACCTGCAGCGCGAACGGCACCCGGCTATCACCGAACGGCCGCTTGATCATCCGCACGAACACCTCGCCCGATTCGGCCATGCTGCGGATCAGCAGCCGCTCGATGTCATGGAAGCCAAGAATGCCGCTCACATCACAGCGGCTCTTGTGCATCCACCGCTCCCACTGCTCATGGATGCGGCCATTGATCACCTCATCCAGCTTGCCGCCACGCAACATCCGCACCTGCCCCTGATGGCGGATGCCGTGCCCGATCACGTTGTTCTGGATCGCGCGCAGTGCCTGCTTGGCGTAGTCGTTGTCACGGCACAGCTGCCGCGCACGGTTGCGGAGTGCCTTGAAGCTCGACTTGATCTCAGCGTCAGCACTGGTGCCGCTCGTCACCCAATCCGCCGTCAGCCTGCTGACGCGCGCGCCCTGATACGCCCGACCCCGCGGCCGCACCGGCTCAAAGCCCATCGCCCGGAATAGCCGCGTCCTCAGTCCCATCTCAGAACCTCACGAACAGATTGTGCGGGTTGCCCAGCCCGTTGGCTATCAGGTCCGCCATCTGCTCACGTTTCACATCAGCCTTCAGCTTCGCCTCCAGCTGCAGCAGATCCGCCAGCTCGTACTTCTTCAGGCTCCGGCTGCCGATCGTGTACTCCCGCACCACACCGCCGGATACCAGCGCGCGGATCGCAGCCTGCACCGCATCCAGGTCCTTTTGCGCCTGTGATCGACCGTCAAGCGCGCCGGGTGTGCCGGCATAGCTCAGCGCTGCTGCCACGGTCAGCTGACCGCTGCCCAGCGTGATCACCGATCCGGCCTTGCTGGCGATCGCCTGCCAGAACCACGTCCCCGCGTCAAAGCCCGCGCTGGTCGCTGCGCTGATCGTGACCTCCCATCCAGTGCCGTAAGCCGTGCCGGTCACGCTTGCGCCTTCGCTGGCAGCGTTGAACCGCAGCCAATAGGTCAGTGTGTAATCAGCGCTGCTGACCGCGTTGCCGAGGTTGTCCACGCCCTCGACATCGCGCCACTGGATCGTGTCGCCCGCTCTGATCTCGCTTGGGATGCGCACGGCTACCAGTTGCTCACGAAGCCACTAGCAGCCGCCGGAGCGGACTGCTGTGTCGATCTTAGCGCTGGTTTCTTCCCGCCTTCCAACTGATCACGCAACTGCTGCCACATCGTCGCCTTGTTCATCCGTCGGCTGTAGATCAGCATCGCCGCATAGCCATAAACCGCACAGTCGAGTGCCTCGTTTCGATCGCCTGCTTTCTTCACCCACTCCCGGATCGGGAAGCCGCGGTGATACCGCAACGCCTGCCGTTCACTTGTCAACTGCTTGAAGTACTCCGCATCAGCGGCCTGCCCGAAGAACAATCCGCCCGCGCCTTCGTTGTGCCGCAGCCGGCCGAACAGCGTCGTTTTGATCGTGTCAGTCCCCAGCTGATACAGCGTCACGCCGCGTTTGATCACACGCCCGCGCCAGTTCACATCCACCTTGCTGCCCTTGCCCACCGCCGGGCTGTTGCGCCTGCTGCTGCCCTTGATCGCAACCACGCCCTGCCGCACCCGATCACGCACATAGGCATAGACCTCATGCGTGCAGTGGCCGCCGCTGTCGACCGCCATCTGGCTGATCCGTAGCGTCCGCCCGCCGACCGCATCCCACTCGGTTGCCAGCACCTGATCCAACTGCCCCCACACCTCCGTCTGCGTCGGGTCGCCCATCAGCTCCTGATGCCACACCAGCCATCCGGTCTCGCCTTCGCCCCATCCCCACACGCTCACCGCCAGTCGGTTGTCCTGCACGTCCACGCCGCAGGTGAGCAGCACCACACCATCAGGGCATTTGCCCGCTGGGTAGTCCAGCCGCTTCGCCAGCAGCCCATCAGCACTGACCGACGCCGCATAGTCCTCTTCCCATGTCTCGGCCAGTCGGGTGTTCACAAACGCCTTCAAGGCCGGCGCGTCCGCCTTTGCCCGCAGAAAGTCATCCACCAGTTGTTCCCAGCTGCACCACCCCAGCGGGCTATACAGCCCACTCAACTGAAACCCCGCCGTCCGGCCATCGCTCGGTGCCGTCGCGCGCCACTCGCCGCCACGCAACATCGCCGGCTTGTGTAGCTCCTCGAATCGTTCGCCGCAGTGCTCGCACTCATACCGCACATCACCCGGCCGCTTTGCGTCCCACTTCAGCCGCGGCCATTGCAGCCACTGCATCCCGCCGCAACTTGGGCACGGCACATAGAACCGCCGCTGATCGCTGCGCAGGTACTCCGCCTCAATCCGGCTGAAGTCCTTTACCGTTGGCGTGCTGGTCAGCAGGATCTTCCGCCGCGCGAACGTCGTCGTCCGCCGCTCCGCCAGCGCCACGGGGTCGCCCTCGCCGTCCACATCAGTCGGGAACGCGTCCACCTCATCAGCGAACAGGTACCGGCACGGTGCCGACCGCAGCCCCGTCGCGCTGTTGGCCCCCGTCAGCAGCATGATCCCGCCGGGGAACTCCTTGCTGAACATCGTGTTGCCCGAATCCCGTGCCCTGGCCGGCGCGATCTTCTCAGCCAGCACCGGCGTTTCCGTGATCATCGACTCGAGCCGCTGTTTGCTCAGCCGCTTGGCCATCTCCACCGTCGGCTGCACGCACAGCATCGGGCCCGGTGCATGGTCGATCACATAGCCCAGCCAGTTGCTGCCCGCCTCTGTCTTGCCCGTCTGCGCCGCAAACATCATCACCACCCGCTGCACCAGGCTGCTGCTGCTCAAGCAATCCATCGGCTCGCGCAGATACGGCGTCCTGCTAGTGCGCCACGGCCCCGGCTCCGCGCTCGCCTTGCTGCTCAGCCGCCGGTGCGCATCCGCCCACTCGCTCACCGTCAACGGCTGCTCCGGACGCAGCCCTTCCATGAACCCAGCGCGCCAGACGCTCACGCCTCCACCTCCGCCAACGCCAGCAGCGCGTCCCGGTGCTCGCGCGTCAGCACCTCATGGATCACCGTCGGGTCCGTCTCGCCCGCCAGCTGGTGGCTGAGCCGATCCGCCAAATTGGCCAGTGCCTCGCGGATGCTGCGGCCCACTTGGAACGCGTCTTTCTTCACATCCTCCACCGGCACCAGATCGCCACGCTGCTGCGTTACCTGCAGCTTGGCCAGCTCCGCCTGGTAGTGCTCGCGTCTCGCCCTGGACTCATTGAGATCCGGGATCGCGTCATCCGGCAACTTGTCGATCGCGCGGCGCAGTTCTTTCGGATCCACTGGATCCGGCTGACTCACTTTGCTGCAATGCGTCGCCTGCGTGTTCTTGTTCCACAGCTCCAGCGCCAGGTCACGGTCGAGCCATTTCTTTTCGTCTTTGATCACCACCGCCGCAGCGATGCGGCTCTTGCTGGCATGAGTCACTGCCGCTTTCGTGCATCCACGAATCGCAGCAAACTCAGCGAACGTAACCAACACGCGACAGCGTTAAGCACCATTAGCCTTAACTTAACTGGTCCTAAACGCCGTTAAACGGTCTTAGGCCGAGACCATTTTGCGACCGGGTGAGATCCCTTGCGCTGCAAGCGTTTATGAGCCTAGACCGCTAACGCTAGCGGCAGCGAGCGGTCTGCGATCACC